TTTCCATCGCTGCTTCTACGCCTGTAAGAGTAGCGTAGGTAGGTGCAACGATGATCTTAACTTTAAATCCATAAAGGCCGGCCACTATATTCAGCAACTTACTACCTGTATAAGTGCTGCCGCTCACTTCCCCGATGATCTGCGCCCCGGTGACAGTGGATGCATCAAAATAAGATCCTACAAACCCAAGTTCAACCCCAACATAAGTACCTGTAATGTCCACGAAATTGCCGTAGGCATCCATCGTATAGTCCACGCCATAAGTATAAGTACCACCGGCAGCAACATTCACCTCTGTAGCCCATCCCTCGCCGGTATATATCTTCACAAGGTCTAGCGTTGCTGTTATCCAGGTAGTTGCCAGTGCAATAGTGCCATTTACTCCAGGCGCTACAATAGTTGGCGTACCCGTAAGCGGTGCCCCCACTAAGTAATGTCCTACGTTCGTATCAGGGTTAAACGTATTTATCACGATCACCGGCGTACTTCCATCACTTTCCTTATCGCTGGCACCCGCTACTACACTGCGTATGATATTGAGCGTTTTAGCAATGTTGTTATCTGGCGTAGCCGCTCCAAACTGCACATCATCAGTATCATTATTGCACAGCGTTACAGCCTGTGTAGGCCCTACAGGAGAAACACCAATAAGCCCGATAACACAGCTTAGGTTTACTTCTATTGTTCCTCCGGTACTTGGCACCGGTATTGTCTGCACCCCATGAAAAAATGGCATAAAAAATATTTTAAAAATTACAATTCAAATTTTGCTCTGAGCCTCCGGAAGGAAGCTAATTATGCGGTCTAGGCTACTGGCGCTGTATATACCTTTAAATACCCCAGCTTCACCATGGCCACCACGTTTGCATTATTCTCCGGCAGATCATACACGCCGTTCTTTACCATCAGCACATCAGTTACCACCGGTGCCGCTTTAGGCACACGCACTTTCGGTCCTATCTTTGCATTAGCCACCTGCACATCAACATTAGATTTAACACCCTTCAACTTGTTTTGGGCTATTAAAGATTGCTTCAGGCCTTTCCTTACAATTGTCTCATGCTTTTCATTCGTGGCAATTGCTGCAGCTACCTTTGCAGGATCAGGCACATTCATCTTCACCTTACCGTCTGTCTCATATACGGGTATCTGTACGTGCCCTGGCGTAAATTGTGTCCACTGATACTTTATCATAAAAAAAGAATTAAAAAATTATTTTAAAATTTGTGCATCATTTTCAAATCAGCACATTTTCAAATTTTTAAATTAACCCGGCAATATCGTTGTCGTTTCCAATGGGCCCTCCCCATTCACATACAAATCGCTGTCTACGCCTGCAAGCAGCCCCGTGCCATCCAATACAGGATCATTGTCATCTATCACCTGTTGCGCCACTGTCCGGAAGCTGAATTCTATATAAGGGTTCAACTGTCCGTCCTCGATTCGCCAGTCTCCGTAATTACTGATCCACATCCTGGTAGTAGCATTGTTCGGCCGGTAACCAAGCAGTGCGTTCTTTACCTGCGCAATCAGGTTATAACCACCTGTTGGGCCACTCATCGCGTTACATTGCAGAAAGCAGACAATTTTTATTTGCTCATCCTGCACTATATCCGCCGTGCTTTTGGGGTCACCATACACACTATCCGCATACAGCACATTCACAAGGCTAAAATCATAGCTCTGCAATAGTGCAGATTGGTTTTGCGGCATTTGCCGCGCCTGGTATACCGTACTATAAAGAGCTACAGGGTCACTACCCACAATATTATTCGCACCGAAGTATGTATTCAGCACACCTACCAGTTCCGCTTCAAGTGCATCATAATCCATTCCATTAAAAAAGTTGTAGCGTTAACCGGATTCGAACCGGTGACCTTCGGGTTATGGGCCCGACGAGCTGGCCGCTGCTCTATAACGCAATATATCTTCAAGACCTTCTACAAACCTGTTTTCAACCTCAATCGCACCTCAGTACAAAGCCCATCACTCAGTGCATTCGCTACAATTCCTGCATACTGCGTTGGAGTACCTCTTACACTAACCGTAAGTGTTGGCTTATTGCCGCCTTGTATCAGCGCTTTCAGACCTGGTAAAGAACTATCCAAAAACTCGATGCTCCAGTTATCTACTCCATATTTCACATCACCAAGCTTGCCATCACCCTTTTTTTCCTGAATCCAGGTATCTTTAAACTTTGCCGCTGCTGTATAAGTAGTTTCTCCGTTAACCCAACTAACCACATCACTATACACCGTATCCGTGATCGCAACCGCCGCCTTAGCAAAAACATCAAAAAAACTCATAGATCAACTTAAAAGCCATCAGCTAATTTTCACATCAGCTAATAAGCTAATCAACAATTATCCTTTCTTCAGCAACAACCCTACAGTGGTATAAGTTGCACCAACTACAGGTAAGCTATAACACCAGCCGGCGAATACATTATCACCGGCAGTAGTCGTCAGCACACCAGGATAAGTAATATCGTTGATGGTTACAGGCGTAGTATTCACGTAAAGCTTATCACCCACGATTGGCGTATCACCGGTATTCAAAAGCATATTGCCATATGCACCGTCAAGTAACAAAGTCATATTGCCAGCGGTTCCCGGAGCATAGCTACCTTCCGGCACACCTACAAGGTCGTTACCAACGTTTATTACCTGGCCCGGCTGCGCTACTGTGCTGCTGCCCATATAGCCGCCGCTTTGGCAACCACCGGCAGGAATCGGTATCATTATACTGTGTCCGTTGGCAATCCTGTTCATGCTCATAAAAAAATATTTAAGCTTTTATAAAAATTTGTTTGAAAAATCAATCATTGAGCTATTAAAATCATCGCTCTAACAACGAAAACAGAACATTCAGCACCTCAGTACCCGTTCCCGTTATCACCACCCAGTAACTCGTATACGGATTACCAACCACCTTACTATTCCAGCACTGGCTGCTAGCCGTGGTAATACTATAAGTAGCTATCGGTGCAAAAAACACACTTCCATAAAGATCAGTGCTGCCATAAAGCGTAACAGTGCCACCCGCTGTCCCGGATACCTTCGTGATGTCTGCCTGGAACGTCAGGCTCTGAAACATATAGTTATTGATACCCGGAGCAATAAATGCATGCGCAGTATCTGCACCGGTATTAGTCACAGTATAAACACCTGTTGTGTGCAGCGGTCCATAATTGTTCACAAAATCACCACTATCCGGAACAGGAGGCGGAGCGCCATAGCTAAGCTGAGCCTGTGCAAATGCATCCGTAGTAAGAAACAATAAACCTGAAACGGCCAGTAACAAAAACTTTTTCATAATATCAGTTTTAATAATTAACGATTTTTACCGCCAAAGCCGGTGCCAAACGGCTACCGGCTGAGACTTTATTATTTAAATAAGATACTATACACCTACAGCGGCTGCTCCGGCATTCATATACCATCCTGAATAACCCCATGCAGCACAGGCGAAGTCCAGACGTGCTTTTATAATAAGCTTATCGGTTTTCTTGTCCATGTAGCTTTCTGTATAAAGCCCTTCCTGTCCGGTAAGGTAGCTGTGCACCATACCATCTACTGTTGTTTCTCCTGGATCAGCAACCATATACCACTGTTGCGCATTCGTGAAGTAAACGTTAGTATCTGGCACCAGCCCACTCCATAAATTCACATTCTGAGTAGTGGTAGGATAGATCAGGCGTAAGAACTTTTCAGCGGTTGTCTGCAATTCCGGTGGTACTAACAGGAACTTAGGAACTACCAGCAGCTCATTACCCTGTGGTGATTTCTGCCTGCGCATTGCAGTACGTCCGGCGCTCAAAGAAGGATCAGTGATTGTGCTGGCGTTCTTACCCGATGCATAGTTGTTATGCGCAGCACAGAACAGCGGCTGGCCGTCAGGGCATAGCGTGGTAGTTGTACCGTTGATGATCATATTCCAGAACTTGCGGCTCTGGAACTGCCTTGCACCTATACCTATGTTACGCGGTATATTGGTAAGTATACCGAGATCGTCATTGATGATAACCTTACGGCTGATACCGAATGAACGCGCGAATGTCTGAAGCTGTATGGTGGCTTTCTCATCGCTCATCATATTGCTTTCCTTGTATTCGCCCTCTTCGTCAAGCTCTTCAAATGTTACAGCCTGGTCAAACTTAACACCGGTCTTTACACGGAAGTCATCAGCAGGCACCTGGCGGCTGTACTGCATCCATTCAGGAACAACAGGCTCATAATTCAAACGCAGGAAACGTTTCACTGTAGTAGTGAACAGATCCGGAAGGTCGGTTGTATCAAGAGCACGTTTTGCCACCTCAGATGAACTCATTGATTGCACACCGGGCACCCCATTCAAAGTAAGTACGCTACGTGCAATATCTATAAATGACATATACTTATAGTCGTGTGCACGCACATCCATTGCTCTTGTCTTGGTAGTCTCGTCAAGTGAATATAGCTTTTGCACGCTACCGGGCTGTGCACGTTGCATCATACCCTCGCTCATCGCATTGATGATAGCAGTACGCTCGTCACCTTTAGCATTCGCGCCGCCGCCAGCTCCACGCGCGGCAATATTTACGTCCATTTCTGCCATCTTATCGAGAATTGCGGCCTTAGCGGCATCAACTGAAATAAAATCCTTTCCAACCTTTCGGGCTATCAATTCATCGGTAAACTCGTCAGGAAGACCGGCAGCACGGGCAGCAGTACGTATTTCACCACTACGCTTATGCTCATTTTCAAGAGCACGCGTTATATCTTCAGCAGATAAAGGCGCAGGAGCAGCTTGCTTTTCAGTAATAGCCGCCCTTACAGCTTCCATAGTCAAAGGCTTACCACCTTCGCTACGTTCGATGAGTTCATCAGCGAAGATTTCAGGTAAGTTTGCAGAACGGACAGCAGTGCGTATTTCCTTGCCGCGCTTGCGTTCAGCTTCAGCCGCTTGCCGCTGCTTTTCTAATATTTCTTCTGGTTCCATAACAGACCGGTTTTGTTTATAATTAATAATTTCAATTTCATTGCCATTTTGCTCATCCTCGCTCCTTACACTGCTCATATAGTCAGCAGGTACAGGCACCATGGATATTTCAAAAAGTTCCCAATCCACTGCACGGTATACCGGAGGTTTTTTAGGATCTTTATCAGGTACGCGCTCATACTTCCATACTCTGTAGCCAGCGCTTATGCCTGTTATCTTACTACTCTCAATGTCCTTCCACAGATCGGCCTTACTGTCCTGGTCACTGTACTGTATCGTAGCACGGCATTCCTTATCCTTTATTGTCCAGGCGATACACCTGCCAAACTGGTTGAGTATTGTATAAGTGCCGTGGTTATCTACAAAAGGAACAACGCCGTTATCAAGGCGCTCAGCGCGGATGCTCTTCTTATCGCATTGCAGGATTTCATAGAAACTTTCATCTGCCCAATAAGTAGACCGGTATACAGGCGTTTCGGTTGCAAATACTACATCAAACGTTTTTTCCGTTGGATTTACGCTGCTGGTATCAACAGTAGCCCTCGTTAGTAATATGCCGCCCTTTATCTTCTTCATTGAATACCCAAAAATCTATATTACATTGCCACTCATTCCCTTCTATTGCCATAATGATTATCTTTGTTTTATGAAAAGGAAAAATAGGAAACCACGGGAGTGGAACTATGATGATGCATATACCTACGGTGGCAAACAGAAGTTGTTTGGTGCCCTTATCGGTGCATGTTTCTTTTTATTCGCATGGCTGCTATATTCAGGCTATCAATATTTGCACAAATAAAAAGGCCGCTTTGAGAACAAAGCAGCCGTTATCAACCCATACCCTAAACCCTTTATTTACCAGTCGCATTAAGTTCATTGCCATCGCTCGGCACCGCATCCAGGTCCGGGCTCCATTCCACATGTATTTCACCATCTTTAAAGCGCTTCACATCGTCCTGTATCTGTTTAAACAGATCATCCGGGTTATCACCTTGCTCACGTACTGCCTCGCTCCATGACTTCAGGCCGCTACGCAGTTGGTTCTTGATGGCGTTGGTTTCTTTCACAGGATCAAGCATTTCCCTACGTGGTGCTGTCCACAACACGGTTAGCTCCTGCGGTATACTTACTACACCGCCGGGACATACAAGCATCTGCTCCATATACCAACCCATTATACCATCACAGAAAACAGGTATTAAAGTCATCCATTGCTTATGCTCTATGGTCCTCTGGTGCTCTATCCATCCCATGCGTCCACTGGAAAAGTTTACTTTCCTCAGGTCGCCGGATATCATTTCGTAAGTCACCTCATAACCTACAGCTATATTCCTTTGCTTGCTGCCTCTGTATTCCTCCGCTCCTGGAGCTGTAGGCGGTGTATTAAACTGTATTTGCTCACCGGGGTAAAGATGATATATGCTACCGGGTTCCAGCTTTTCAAGATCCTCATCACTGGTATATTCGCCCCGGTCCATACTTAAGCCATCTATCTTATCCGGATCATTCGTTACCCTGAATGCGGCGTGGCTGGCCTGCACTTTCTTTGCCATCAGTTCGGCATCTTCATACTCATCAAGATCGCGCTCGGCTATAATGGTAGGTGCAGCTGCCGGCACGCCTCTGTTCTGTGCAGGAAAATCGACATCAAGAACATGAATTATATCGGCAGCAGGGATGCGCTTAGGAAAAGTATACCATTCGCTCGGATGGCGTGTAAACAGCCAGTATGCTACACGCTTTCCCCTGTGATCGTATTCTATTCCGTTCATGGTCCATCCGCCACCCGGCAATACCTGGTAATTGATATAATCAGCCAGGTACTCCATTTCCAGTACCTGCAGTTGTATACCTATTGGAGATTCACTGAATGGTACGCGCCTGCGCAATATCAGTACTTCACCATCCCTGCAATAGGTCTTAGCAACAAGTTTTGTAATTCCGTAAAAATTTAAGCGGCCATAAAAATCGCAACAGAGCTTTTCGCCCCAGGCTTTCCACATCTTTTTAAAAGGCTTCAACAGGGCATCGTCTTTATCTTTGCTCGGCTGGTCTCCTATCTTAAATGTGGGGATGATCCCTGTGCCTACAATACCATTTGACAGGCCATTGATGGCCCGTTTAGCATACGGAGTATTCTGGTATAGATATTTCGCCCGCTGCCGTAATAGCGTAGCATCCATCCCAATATCCTTGTTTGGGCTAAGGTTATTGAGTGGAAAGCTTCCCGTCCGTGATCCCCTGCTCGCACCTTCATACTTGCGTGTGTGAATAGTGCCCTTACCAACCGGGAAAAACTTATCAATATTTCTAACAGCAGTACTGCTCATAACTATTCTTTTTTACCTTCCTCAGGCGTGGTAAATACACAGATCATACGCTCATAAGCCTCTGCATATTTATCTGATTCTTTTGTACCGATAGCTGACCAGTAATTATACCTTTCCACGAGCTCACTTAAAAACTCTCCCTTCATATCAGCAGCGCTCTTCCGGGCTGCAGGTTTCTTCGCGTTAATAGCCATGTTAAAAATTATTTGCTTGAAAATTTAATATTTGTCTGTCATTTTCCTGTACACACCACGCCACTTTCTGCGCGGCGCTCCGCTAATACCAAGCTGCTGCTCCATTTCCTGCTTTAATGAACTCATCTCTGCCAGTGATCGGTATTCCACTTCTTTATCGCTGTACTTCACATACTTTGCGCCCAGGGCTATAGCGGCCACAAGTGCATTGTATTGATCCATCGTGTAAGCAGTCGTTGCCATATTATAAGTTACTTTATTTTAACATTCACCTCAACCTCCATACTTACCTGCAATTTACCCGCTATCTCCCTTATGTTGGCTATGTCATTGGCAATAGAAGGGTAAACACCCTTCATGAAATCTATCTTCTCAATACCATCCTGCATACTTGATTTTTGATAATTAAAACGTTCTGCAATAGCGGAGAATGTCATTTGGCAATCAGTCCATAACAACCAATATAACATTCTCCTCTTATCAGTATTTTTATCTTTACCACCTCTCCTGCTTTCTTTATTGTTAAAGAACTCAGCACTTACCTCCCATTTACAGCAGGCAGCGTGTATAAGTAGCTCATCTAAAGATTTCTTTTCAAGCTGGTAAATAATAGTTGCCATAGAATATAATAGTTTGATTTATAAACGCCTTGTTATTTTGCGGGCTGTATTGGCGTGTGGCATATTCTTAGGCGCTCTCTTTGCCTGCTTACAGAGCACATCCCAATTATCTATTACATATGCCAATACACTTTTACTGCAGCGGTTGTTATCATACAGCCACAAGAGATCCTTTGCAGGCACATCTATCATGCGCTTATCCTTGTGCT